TATAAGGTAGTTGCAAAATATAGAAATAATGAAATTAAACCAATGCTATTCCCTAACATCATTTTTGATGTTGCAAGGGGATATAATCAATCATTCATATTAATAGAGATAAATGATATTGGAGATCAGGTAGCAAATATTCTCCATTTTGATTTAGAATACGAAAATCTCTTAATGTGTTCTATGAGAGGTAGATCGGGTCAAATTGTTGGTGCGGGATTTAGTGGAAAGAAATCTCAACTTGGTGTTAGAATGACTGCAGCAGTTAAAAAGTTGGGATGTTCTAATCTTAAAACATTACTTGAAGATGATAAGTTGCTTGTATGTGATTATGATATTATATCAGAATTAACTACTTTTACACAGAAACATAATTCATTTGAAGCAGAAGAGGGGTGTAATGATGATCTTGCAATGTGTTTAGTTATATTTGCATGGTTAGTAGCACAAGATTATTTTAAAGAGATGACTGATAATGATGTTCGTAAGAGAATTTATGAAGATCAAAAGAACCAGATAGAACAAGATATGGCACCTTTTGGATTCGTTTCCGATGGTATTAATGACACGACATCTTTCACTGATGATGAGGGAGATCAATGGCATACTGATGAATATGGGGACCGTTCTTATATGTGGGACTATATGTAAATAGACATTTTAATAAATAATTTCAGAAATATTCTGAGATTCGGAGAACGAAAAGATGCCACTAAATTTAGCATCGCCTGGAATTTTGGTTAAGGAAGTTGATCTGACTGCCGGAAGGGTTGACCCAACTTCTGATGCTGTTGGCGCAATAGTAGGACCATTTGCACAGGGACCAGTAAATGAGCCCGTACTGGTAACAAACGAGCAGGAGCTTTTAGATAATTTTGGAGAGCCAGCAAGTGTTGATAAACATTACGAGCATTGGTTAGTTGCATCATCATATTTGGCATATGGAGGTCCTCTACAAGTTGTAAGATCTACGGATACCGAACTTAGAAATGCATGGAGTGCTGGATTAACTACTTCATTAGCAGTTGATTCTGGTAATTCGGATCATGCTAATATTACTATTAATAGTTACGAAGATTATGTAAATACTGGATATGATGAAAATGTAATTTCTACAGCTTCAATTATTGCAAGAAACCCAGGTAGTTGGGCAAATGGTATTAAAGTTGGTGTAATTGATTCTAAAGCAGATCAGATTTTTAGTGGCATTACTAATGCAAGCTATCCTGGACTCGCTGTTGGATATGGTGTAACACAATCACTAACTGGTAGAGTTATTGTTGGATCTGGTTCAACATCACTTGCTGAAGAAGGAGCATACTTAAAAGGTATGATTACCGAAGTTTCTTCTGGTAAAATCAGTATTAAAGTTCTTTCGCAAGTATCTGCAGGTAATACTGAAACTCTTGTTGATTATCAGCAAGGTGGTTTAAATGAATTTAAAGCTGACACAGTAGTTTCAATTAGCACAGTAACATCTGGTACTGTTTCTGGAACTATTGCTGCATCTACTGCTACTGCATCAGATTGGTTCGATACTCAATCTATCACACTTTCTAACGGTAAGACAGTAAAATGGAATACTCTTGCAGATAGACCAGGTACTTCATCATATGCATCCACAAGAGGATCAAGATTTGATGAATTAAGTATAGTTGTTATTGACGATACTGGAAGTGTTACTGGAAATGCACAAACAATTCTTGAAAAGCATCTAAATCTTTCTAAAGCAAAGGATGCTGAATTTTCTGTAGGTTCTTCTTCTTATTGGAGAAAGTACATTTCTGAAAATTCAGAATATATATTTGCTGGTGGAAGTGCCGATGTTGGAGTTACATCCACTGGTTCTTATACCACAACAACAGGTTTCGTTCCTTCTTTAGATTATGGTTGGGATCAAACAGCAACCGGAACTGATTTTGGTGGTGCCGGAAGTAATACTCTTACCCTACAAGGTGGAACAAATTACAATGGTCAATCTGGAATATCTACTGCTGGAGCACTTCAAGCGACAGTTGGAGATCTTGCAACAGGATATGACATTTTCGCAAATACTGAAGAGTATGAAGTTGATTTCCTTCTAATGGGATCAGGTGCATATAGCGATAATGATTCTGCTGCTTTAGCAAGTAAAGTTATTGCAGTTGCAGAAGGAAGACAGGATGCACTTGCATTCATCTCACCAGGAAGAAACACTCAGGTTACAGAAGGTTCAAATGATGCCTTTACTGTTAAATCTGATACAACTATTACCGATAATGTAGTTAGTTGGTATTCATCAGTTCCTTCCTCATCTTATGCCGTTTTTGATAGTGGCTATAAGTACATGTATGATAGATTTGGTGATACATTTAGATATGTACCTTTGAATGGAGACATTGCTGGCACATGTGCTAGAAATGATTCCACTAATTTCCCTTGGTTCTCACCAGCTGGAACACAAAGAGGTTCAATTCTAAATGCAGTAAAACTCGCATATAACCCAAGCAAACTTCAAAGAGATCGCCTCTATAGTAATAGAGTTAATCCCATAGTCTTCTCACCAGGAGCAGGTATTATTCTATTCGGTGATAAGACGGGTCTTGCTAAGGCATCCGCATTTGATCGGATTAATGTTCGCAGATTGTTTATCTTCCTTGAAGATGCTATTAAAGCTGCAGCAAAAGATGTTATGTTTGAATTTAATGATGCTTTAACTAGAAATTCTTTTGTTAATGCTGTAGAACCATTCCTTAGGGATGTTCAAGCAAAACGTGGCATTCAGGAATTCCGGTTAATTTGTGATGAATCAAATAATACTGCTGCAATCATTGATTCCAATGAGTTTATAGCAGATATTTACGTTAAACCATCCCGTTCCATTAATTTCATCGGACTAACGTTTGTGGCTACCAGATCTGGTGTCTCATTCTCCGAAGTGATTGGAAACGTTTAATTTTAAAGAGGTAATCAACTAATGGCTTTACGCACAATTTCACAATTTAAAGGTCAACTGACTGGTGGTGGTGTAAGACCTAATCTGTTTGAAGTTACATTAAACTTTCCAAACGGATCTGGGCAAGCACTCAACTTCATGTCAAATGAGTCGACCCCTTCTGCAGAAACACAAGACATTACAACAAATGGTGTTGCAGATAAGGTTCCATTTCTGGTTAAAGCAGCTGCTTTACCAGCATCAAATATAACTCCAGTAGAAGTTCCTTTTAGAGGAAGAATTCTTAAAATTGCTGGAGAAAGAACATTCGACAGTTGGACAGTAACAGTTCTCAATGACGCTGATTTCAAAATCAGAACAGCATTTGAGCAATGGATGAATGGTATTAGCAGACTAACTAATGGATCTGGTGAGGTTAATCCATCAGATTACACTGCTGATGCAAATGTTAACCAACTTTCACGAAATGGTGATATACTAAGGAGGTACAACTTCGTAGGATTATTCCCAACTAATATCTCTGAAATTCCATTATCGATGGATACAACGGATACCGTTGAAGAGTTTACAGTTGAGATGCAAGTTCTTTATTGGACTATATCAGCTATTCAGGAATCATCTACTGAATTAGCTCCTGCAGTACTCTAATAAATAGGTAAAACAGTCCCGTTTAAATTTATAAAATGTCCAAACTATTTGGTTTTTCTATTGAGGCTGCTGAAAAAACAGCCAAATCTATAGTTTCCCCCGTTCCGCCTAATAACGCGGACGGGGTTGATAATTATATTGCGTCTGGTTTTTATGGACAGTTCGTAGATATTGAGGGTGTATATAAGACTGAACACGATCTTATTAAAAGATATCGTGAAATGGCAATTCATCCCGAATCTGATAATGCTATTGAAGATGTTGTTAATGAAGCAATAGTTAGTGATTCTTATGATTCACCTGTTGAAATAGAATTATCTAATGTAAGTGCAAGCGATAAATTAAAAGATAAGATTAGATTAGAGTTTAAATATATAAAAGAATTATTAGATTTTGATAAAAAATCGCATGAAATCTTTAGAAACTGGTATGTTGATGGTAGATTGTACTATCATAAGGTAATTGACCTCAAAAAACCAGAAGATGGGATCAAAGAATTAAGATATATTGATCCTATGAAAATGAGATACATTCGCCAGGAAAAGAAACCTAAGAATGGTGATGGTGTAGATCTAAGTAGGATGGATGAGAAGAGTAAAACTTTCTATCCAGAAATTGAAGAATATTTTGTATATTCACCAAAACCACAATATCCATTAGGAATGGTGTCTGGTGCAGGTGGACAAAAGGGAGTAAGAATTGCTAAAGATACAATCACATATGTTAATTCTGGATTAGTAGATAGGAATAAGGGAACTTGCCTATCATATCTCCACAAAGCAATTAAGGCTCTTAATCAACTTAGAATGATTGAGGATTCTCTTGTCATCTATAGATTATCAAGAGCACCAGAAAGAAGAATTTTCTATATTGATGTTGGTAATCTTCCAAAGATTAAGGCAGAACAATATCTTCGTGATGTTATGAATCGTTATCGTAACAAATTAGTTTACGATGCATCCACAGGTGAAGTTAGGGATGACAGGAAATTTATGTCCATGATGGAAGATTTCTGGTTACCTAGAAGAGAAGGTGGTAGAGGAACTGAAATCACAACACTTCCAGGTGGACAAAACCTTGGAGAACTTGCTGACATTGAGTACTTCCAGAAGAAACTTTATAGAGCATTGGGTGTTCCCGAATCAAGAATCGCCAATGATGGTGGTTTTAATTTGGGTAGATCATCAGAAATACTAAGAGATGAATTAAAATTCACTAAATTTGTAGGTCGTTTGAGAAAGAGATTTGCAAATCTGTTTAGTGATATGCTTAAAACTCAGTTAATTCTTAAAAATATAATTGCTACTGAAGATTGGGATAAGATTAATGATCATATTCAATATGACTTTGTGTATGATAATCAATTCTCCGAACTTAAAGAATCAGAACTAATGGATGGTAGATTAGCAACTCTTGCTTCTATTGAACCATATATTGGAAAATACTATTCTGCGGATTATATAAGAAGAAAGATTCTACGTCAGACTGACACTGAAATTAAGGAGATTGATGAGCAGATTGAACAGGAAATTGCTGATGGCATTATTCCAGATCCTGCAATGATCGATCCAATTACTGGAGAACCATTACCACCAGAAGGTGAGATGGGAATGGGTGAAATACCATTAGAACCAGATCTATCTGCAGAGACTGCAGCAGTTGAAAAAGACATTAAAAAAGCGCAGATATAAATAACGATATACAGCTATATTAATTTTTTTTATGGAAGATCTTATCGACTTGATTGTCACCGATGCATCTGCTTCAGATGTTAGTGATAAAATTAAAGACGTTTTGTACAACAAATCAGCAAGTAGAGTTGATACTTTTAAACCAGAAGTTGCAACTTCAATGTTTGATGTTGGTGAAACAGAACCTGAAGTAGAAACAGAGGTAGAACCAGAGGAAACAACTGATGGCGAATAGAACTTTAGCAAAAGGTGCGGAGGCAGCTTGTCCAACAACGACAGGGACAGCTTCTACTTTTGGTAATGCGACTGTAGTTCGACTTGTTAATAACAGTGGCACCGCTAGGTTAGTTACTGTTGTTGAAGAGCAGGACGGAACAGTGGTTGGATCTTTTACTCTTCCAGGTAATACTGTGGAATATCTTGAGAAAGACCCAACTTATGCAATATTTGCGGCAAATGCTGCGGTGTTGGGTGCAAAAGTAGGATTTACAAATTAAGAAGATGAAACTTATTACAGAAGAAGTATCAGACATTAAATTTATCACCGAAGGAAAAGGTGTTAATAAAAAAATGTATATTGAGGGAGTTTTCCTTCAAGGTGAGATAAAGAACCGTAATGGTAGAGTTTATCCAATGGATACTCTTTCTCGTGAAGTTGGTCGTTATAACGAATCTTTTATTCAAAAGGGTCGTGCTCTTGGTGAATTAGGTCATCCAGACGGTCCTACTGTAAATCTTGATCGTGTTTCACATAAGATTGTTTCCCTCAAACAAGAAGGAAATAATTTTAGAGGTAAAGCACAACTTCTAGAAACACCTATGGGTAAGATTGCAAAATCTCTTATCAGTGAAGGTGTAACATTAGGAGTTTCTTCTCGTGGTGTTGGATCACTTAAAGAAGATCGTGGTATTAAATATGTTGGCGAAGATTTCATGTTAGCAACTGCTGCTGATATCGTTGCCGATCCTTCAGCTCCTGATGCATTTGTATCTGGAATTATGGAAGGAAAAGAGTGGATCTGGGAAGGTGGCTCACTTCGTGAGGAGCTTGTTGAGAAAACCCAGAGAACAATTAACACTCTCGTAGATCAAAAAAGATTGGAAGAACACAAGTTGGATCTCTTCAACGATTTTCTTTCAAATTTATAAATCATCTAAATAAATACAGATTAATTCAAATCTAAAAACTAATGTCCGTTGGCAAAAAATTACAAGACATGGAAAACATCGAAGAAAACGTGGTGACCAAAGGTGCTAAGCCTGCGGAGCCTATGCAAAAACTAAGTACCGGAGGTACTCCCGCTACTTGGGAAGATCTCGGTGGTCCTACTCCAGAAAATTCTAAGCCTGATGATGATTCAAATAAGTTGAAGACTCCTGGTACTACTCTTGCTCAAGTCAAGAATGTAGTTAATCAGGGTGCTAAGGCTGCAGAAGCAGTTTCAGACGAAGTTGAAGAAGGTCAGGAAGTAGTTGCCGAAGAGCCTGCTAAGGAAGAGGAAGTAGTTGCTGAAGAGCCTACAACGGATAAGGAAGAAGTAGTTGCTGAAGAAGAAACTACTGAAACCACAGCGGAACAAGAAGTAGTTGCTGAAGAAGAAACTACTGAAGAAGAAGTTGTTGCCGAAGATAAGATTGATGTTGAGGAAGACCTCAATGCACTTATTGCTGGTGAAGAACTTTCTGAAGAGTTCCAAGAAAAAGCAAGGATTATCTTTGA